ATGTCTTTTGTATCGTACGAAGCAAAACCGGCCGACTTGGCCGCCAAGGCCGCCGAGATCGCGAAGGCGGTCGCCGCGTACAAAGAGCACGGCAGCGAGCGCAAGGCCGCCGCAGCGCTCGGCATCGCCAAGACGACGTTGCACACGCTCTTGATGCTGGCGAAGGCCGAGGCGCCCGCCGCCGCGTCGGCGCCGGCACCGCAGCAGGCCGCCAAGCCGGCCGAGCCGGCCACGCCGACGGCGCAGACGTACAACAGCCTTGAGGATGCCTATGCGTTCTTCAATGACCGGCTGTTCGGCGGCGCCCTGCCGCACTGCCTGATCACCATGCAACGCCACAAGGGCGCTTATGGCTACTTCGCGCCCGAGCGGTTCGGCTCGCGCGACGGCGCCACGATCACCGACGAGATCGCACTCAACCCGATGCACTTCGCCGAGCGCTCGATCAAGCAAACGCTTTCGACGCTCGTGCACGAGCAAGCGCACCTTTGGCAACAGCACTTTGGCGAGCCGTCGCGCGGCGGGTATCACAACAAGGAATGGGCCGCGAAGATGAAAGAGATCGGCCTTTATCCGTCGGATACGGCCGCGCCGGGCGGCAAGGAAACCGGGCAACGCGTCTCGCACTATATCGTCGAGGGCGGCCCGTTCGACGTGACGTTCGCCGAGTTGGAAGCCGCCGGCGTGCGCGACCTGTTCGGCGATCGTTGGGCCGAGGATGAAAAGGCCGCCAAGAGCAAGGCAAAAAAGAAAGCCTCGAAAACCAAATTCTCATGCCCGCAGTGCGGCCTCAACGCATGGGCCAAGCCCGACGTGCGCCTGATCTGCGGCGAGTGCAGCGACGACGACGCGTTCGTGATCATGGTTTGCGAAGAAGCCGGCGAGGAGGGCTAAGCCACCATAAACCCCGGCACGTTCCAGCGGTCTCATTACGGGCCGCTTTTTCGTTGCCGGGACGGGTTGACGATATAGTGCATAATGCACTATACAAATGATCACGGCGGGCGCACGATGCGCAGCCGATCCGGGAACCGAGACAATGACCGCAACGCCGCAGCAACGCATGCAAGCGCTACTCGCCAAGGCCGGCATTCCTGCAAAGGAAATCAAGGTGTACGGCTCGCAAATCGTCGTCACCTGTCACAGCCGCAACGCCGCCGAACGGTTCGCGGCCCTGATCGCGAATTTCGCGAAGGTGCGCGGCATCGTCGAGAGCGTTGACGACGTGCAGGATCAGGCCGCCGCATATGCGCGCCGAGGCGACGCCGGCCTCGTCAAGGCCGCCTTTACCGTGCCCGTGTGGCGCACCTTCGCCGTTGTCCGGTAATGGAGTCTCGCCCAATGCTGAAATTCACCGCAACCAAGCGCCGGCCCTATCGGGGCCGGCACCCGAACCGGATCAACGCCGTGTCATCGCGCGGGCGCGAGGGCATGATCGTGATCACCAACAACGGCGATCGCTACCTCGTCAAGCCGAGCGGACAAGCGCCCTACAACGTACCAGTGCCGCGCCTCGACGGCACGATCGACGAATACATTCGCCATTCCGGCTACAGCGTCACGAGGCATCATGCCTCTTGATCCGTCGCCCATGACAACCGTCGAGGCCCGCGAGCACCTCGCGCGCCTCGAAGTCTCGCAACAGGCTTTCGCGCGGATCATCCGGGTTAACCCCTCAACGTTCCGCCGTTGGCTCGATCCTGACAGCGGCATTCCGATGCCGAGATCGGTGCAACTGCTCTTGCGGTTGCTATCGCCAACCGAGGCGCGCCGCCTGATCAAAGCCGACGAGGATAGCCCGGCCTAGCGCCGGGCATTTCGTTAGGCCCGCGCGGCACGCGGCAGCGGCAAGCCGTGCTCGCGCTCAAGCTCCTCTTGCAGCAATGCGAGCGCCCGCCATGCGAGGGCGGCGCTTTCGCGCGTGTCGCCGTCGAACCCGCCGCGCCCGACGAGGTGACGCACGATGCAGTCGGCGTGATCCATCGACTTGCCGCGCGCGTGGTGCATCTCCTCGCCGGGGTTGTGCTTGAGGTTGCCGAGATATGACAGTTTCGCCACCTCGGCGAGCGCGTCGGGGAAGTAGTCGAGGAGTCCGCGCGCCATCGGGTATTCCTTGCGCGCGGCGCTATCGGCGTCGATCAGCCGCTTGCGCGCCGGCGGCGATGCCTGCCCGGCCCTTTCGGCCAACTGCCGGATCGCGCGTTGCCCCTCGGCGATCACGTCGGCGCCGCGATCGCCCGAGCGATCCCGCAAATCGTCATGATCCCATTTTGCCATTGCCCTTGCCTTTTCGTTTGGTGCGGCGTGCGGCGCCCGTGAGCCGCTTATCTCGCCGCGCGCGGAAATACAAAACGCCGCCCTCGATCACGAAATCGACGACATGCACGAGGCCGCAGTCGCAACACTGATCGAGGAACGCGCGCCGAACCGGGCGAACCCACTCGCCGTCTTGGAGTTGCTGATAACCCGCCCGGCGCTTGCTCATGCCGCCCGCCTCATGGAGGGCGGCGGGATGTTGCGGATCACCCGGCCATGCGGGCCGAGCCGCTTGTGCAACGTGATCAGTTGCAGCGATTGCGCCGAGCGCCACGCGCCGCCGAACGCGTGGCTATCCTTGTCGGCGATCGTCGAAAACGCCTCAACCTTCACGTCGCCGTGCGTGTCGAGTTTGTCGTTGTGGATATGGCCGTACAGGAACCAATGATAGGCCGTTCGACCCCACGCCTCGCGCTGATCGACAGCCATCGCCATTGCCATGCGCGAGGGCGGCGCCTTGTCGCCGTGCGCGCATCCGAGGAGCGTTACCCCGAATTGCCGGTAATAGATGTCGGACGGAAACGCGATCGTCACCCGCTTGTTGCGCGAATAGAAACACGACAGCGCCAGCGCCAGCGAGGCCGCCGCCTCGGGATCGTGATTACCTGGAATGTTCACGACCTCGACGCGCTCGTGCCGGCGCAACCCGGCCTCAATGATGTCGATGAACAGCCGAACGCCGGTTCGCAGCACCTTGAACCAACGGCCGTCAACGTCCAACTGATGTTTCGATTTCGGCGTGACGTTGCGCTGATCGTTGGCGTGATACCAGTCGCCGAGGTTGGCGATCAGCAACTCGCGAGCGCGAGGCGCGGCGTTGATCACCTCGGTTGACTTGGCGAGCACGCGCTTTCGGGCGATGTTGAGATCGTAATCCGCGCCGGTTTGCTCGCCCCATGACAGCATTCCGACGTGCGGATCGGCGATCGCGAGCACGTTGAGGAGATCGCGATCGGTAACGGCCGGCTTGCGGATCACCGGCGCCCGGCCGTCATAGTCGCGAAACTCGGCCTTGATGGCCTCAATCAAGTCGGGCGCGACGCTATCGCTTTTCGTCTTGATCCACTGGTGCCGCACCCGGCCCTCGTGATCGACGAGCGCCGAGACGCCTTTCAGGATTTGGCCGGCCGGCATCTGGAACGCCGGCCCCGCTTCCTTGTGCTGCGTCACCCATTCCTTTTCGACCTTGCCGGCCTTGTCGAGTTGCGCCGACGAGCGCTTCAACTCATAGCCGGGCAACACCGGGCTGAAGCCGAGCAAGCCGCGCTCGGCGGCGCGCTTGATGCTTTCGTGCATCGCGGTTTTCGAGATGCCGAGCGCGCGCGCGGCCCTCCGTTCGGAACCGTGCTCTTTGTAAGCAGCGGCCCGCGTTTCAATATCGTCAATCATGTTGTGTTGTTTGCCCCTGCCCGGCGCGCCGACTATTTCGGCGGCAACGGGTGCAACTGCCCTTGCAGATAAGCGAGATCGCGCGCTGTCTGATTGCCCGCGTCCCAAAGCTTGACGACGCGCGCCTCGTTTTCCTTGCGCATCGCCTCGATCGTCGCCTCGTTGCGCGTGATCGACTCGCGGATCGGCCACACGATCAGCCCGGCGAGCGTGAGCAGCGCCGGAACCATGATGCCGATCGGCGTCCAAATAGATTGGCTTTTGGCGTCGAGTTTCTGCACTAACAAGGCAAAGCCGCTATCGACCTTCCCTTCGAGATTGCGGAAATCCTGCCTAAGCTGCGAATGCCCCTCTTTGAGGTTTACAACCTCTTGTGAGAGCGCGCCGTGATCGAGCGGCGGCGTGATCATTTTCCGCCGCCCCGCTCGATCGCGTCCGCTTGATGGTTCTCGCATGCCGCCCCTGCCCCGATCCGGTTGTTGGCTTTCAGATAGGCGCCGCGATATTTGGCGGCGATGTCGCCGAGATCGTCGCCGACTTTCGCGCCGGGATCGGGCACCTTGCGCAAGATGCGCTGACACTCGCGCGGCACGATCGACGGCAACGCCGGCGGATCGAGCGGCGGCGGGCTACTGAATAGAAAGCAGCCGCCTAACGTCGGCATCAGTAGCGCGACGGCAAGCAACGTTAGGAGTTTTCGCAACATAGTTGGCAACCTCATCGTCGAGTTGTTTCGTGGATTTGCCGTCAAAGCCGAGCACCTGATCGGCGAGGCGCTTCATTTCGACCTGCAAGGCCGCCTCGCGATCGGCCGCCGCCTTGGCCTTGGCCGTCACGTCGGCGCGCCAAGCGGCCTTGGTGGCGCTCGTGCCGTGCACGTCGCCGGCGATCCATCCGGCGACGTACAGGACCGCGACAAGGCCGAGGAGGCCGAGCGCGGTGCCGAGCGGCGATTTCAGAAAGTCGAAAGCCGCCTTGAGGAGCGTCGCGACCGTCGGAACGAATAGCGCGGCGATCCATAGGCCGCCGCCGGCCGTAGCGAGGCCGGCGAGCGTCCAGAACATTGATGCGAGCATTTATTCCCCCTTGCTCGGGCCGGCGTGCACGCCGCTGTTATGATCGGCGACGCGATAGCCCTTGATGCGATCGAACAGGAACCACGCCCCGACGGCGGCACCGATCAGCACAACACCGATCAGGATCGACGCCGGCCCCGCAAAGAGCGGGTGCACGAGATCGAGGAACGATTGCCAAACGCCCTTGGCTTGGTTCGCCTTGTCGATCGCGTCTTGCGCCTGATCGAGCCATCCGGTTTTGTCGGCCGCGCCGCCGCCGACGAGCACGGTGCCGACGATGCCCTTGAGCCATGCGAACAGCGAGCCGCGATCGGCCGCGCGGATTGTCTTTGATCCGGCGGCGCCGAGATCGCCGGCGGTTGCGTGCTTGCGCTCGCGCGGCGCCTCGATCGGCTCGGCGGTTTTCAGCGCCTCGCGCGTGGCGGCGTCGAGCCGGCCGCTAACCGGCAACCCCTCGTGCGCCTGAAACTGCGCCAGCGCGCCGACGGTCTTTGTGCCGAACTTGCCGTCGGGGTTGCCAACGCTCGCATATCCGAGCCGACGCAACTTGCGTTGCAAGTCGGTGATCTCGTCGGCGGAAAGATCGTCGGGCGCGTGCGGCGGCGCGGTGCTCGCCGTCTTGCGCACCCATCGTTTCCAGGCACCGGCGAGGCGCGCATCGTATCGGTTCGCAGCATAGCCGGCGCCGTTGTAGCCGCGCGCGACGGTTGCCCACTCGTGCGCGTTGAGCGCCGCGACGAGATGCTTGTTGTTCAACTCGCCGATCAGGCAGTCGAGTTGAGCGGCAACGTTGCCGGCGAGGTGATCCACCATCTCGCTTGCCGAGTTGAACCCCAACTCGGCATAGAGAAACCCCATCGTTTGGCCCAGGCCCCACGATGCGGATTGATTGGCAACCTCCTCGTTGACGCCGCGCGCCTTGGCGATCACCGCGAGCCGCCCGGCGCTCGTGCCCTGATCCTTGTATTGCGTCGCCTTTGACCATTTCGGGATTGCGAGGCCGAGGCGAGCAAACGCGGCTTGGCAAGCGCGCGAAACCTTGGCCGCCTGCCGCCAAGCAATGTGCCGCTCATAGAGCAACGTCGGCGTGCGGCCATCCTTCTCAAACGGCGACCCCGAGGTTTCGACCTCGACGAGCGCCAGCAAGCACGCCGCTTCGATGCCGGCTTTCGTCGCCGCATCCGAGATCGTCTTGACGAGTGAAGCGGGAAACATGGCTAAACCTTTCGATAGGCGATGATCCCGCGCGTCGAGCGAACACGCTCGCGCACCGCGTTGCCATCGTTGCCGGATAGGAGGCGGATCATTCCGCCGCCGAGATTTTCGGTAATCAGCCCGACGTGATGCGGCCAAACCGCAATGATGCCGGCGGCCGGGCGGCTCACGGCCTCGCCGATCGAGGCCCAAGCGCGCGCCAGATTGAGGCGCGCATTGTCGATGCCGAGGTGCACCCGTAGCCAACACCCACACCACGGAATGCCCGCGCACGCCGCCGGCCGGCCCGAGGCGGCGGCGACGTGGTGCCGATGGTGGTACGGGCGCGCGAACGCCGGCGAAGCCGCCAACGCGAGCGCGAGCGCGAGCGGCGCGAAAGAGGATCGCACGCGCCTAGCCCCTGATGCCTGTCACAGTGACTTGCCCGGAAATAGTCGCGGAGCCGGAATTGTTGCCGCCGAGCACGGTTGCAAACGCCAGCCCCTCGGTGAACGCCGCCGACGCGACCGCACTCACGCATTGATTATTTGCGGTGTTGCTATACTGGACGGTGCTCGGGCCAGTGGCGTTCACCGCGCCGCCAGCCTGCCCATAGGCCATCTGACAGCCCATGTTTGTTGTTGTCGCCGACGAATAGTTCAACATCGCCGAGAACTGCACCGTGTTTTCCTCGGCCCACACCAGGAAATACACACGAGCGCCCGGCGATGCCGGCCCCGTCGCCGCTGCAATCTCCTGGAAATAGCTGCCGGGCGAGCTAACACCACTCAGAAGCGCGCCGGACAATGCGCGCGTGCGTCGGTTAAACCAAGTCGCGGTAAACGCGTCGCTGAACTGCTGACTTGCGTTCGTATACACCATGCCGATCAATGAACGGGTGTCATCCCCATTCTTGATCTCGGTTCCGACATTACCGGAAGTCGCGCTCGTCGCGTGCCCGGTGGTGGAAAACTCTGCCGTGAGAACGCCGTTGTTCACGAACGCATAGACATAATATAGCGTGCTCCCGGCAAGCGCCTGCCCCGCCACGCCGTTGACGTACACGCCCGAGTTGGAAAGGCCCGCGATGCCCGATGCTGGAATGCGATATACGCTCCCGTTGACCTTGAGCAAGTCACCCTTGAACGGCAGATAGGTAAGCGCCGTCGCGCTCGAATAGCGTAGCCGGCCGCACTCTTTCGGCACGCCGAGATTGGCGAGCACCTGCAGTCGCTGCGCATCGGTGAGCGCTTGCGCGGCAAGATAGCTCACGTACCCCGACACATTGAGGAGTTGCGAACCATCCACGGCCGGCAGCTTGCCACTCGCGTCCAACTGGACGACCTTGTTGGCCGTGGTGCCAGCGTCGAGCGCGGCGGCCGTTCCGAGCGTTGGCCGCCCGGTCAAATCAGAATATGCGCCCGAAACTGCGACGGCAGCGAGCGCCAGGTTTGCGATCGCCTGCGCCTTCTGCGCCGCCGTCAACCCTTGCGCCGCATCGACGCGCAAGCGGTTGGAAAGCGCCGTTGTGACCGTCGTCGCATAGTTCGGATCGTTGCCGAGCGCGTTCGCCAACTCTTGCAGCGTGTCGAGCGTGGCCGGCGCCGACGACACGAGGTTCGCGAGCGCCGCTTGCAGCGCGGCCATTGTCGCGATCTGTTGCGTGTTGGTGCCAAGCGGCGCCGTTGGCGCCGTCGGCGTGCCGGTGAAACTCGGGCTGTCCGGCCCGACGCCGCCGATCGCCTGCAACATCGCAAGCGCCGTCGCTTTCGACAGCATGGCGAGCGCGGGCGCCGAGATCGGCGCGAGCGCGCCCGAGCCATCAACCTTGACGACGGGGAAAGTGTTCGGCGCCGGCGTGAGATCGCCCCAAAGCGCGAGGAGGCCGTCGAGCACATGCTCGGCGTTCCAGTCCGACGGATGCACCGCATTCGGATCGGTACCATCCTCGGCAAAGACTGTTTTAGCGTGTTTGATGCTCATCCGAGCGCATCCCCTTCACGAAACGAAAAAGGGCCGCCCGATCGGGGCGGCCCTCATGAATTTGAACGCGCGCGGCGCTTAAGCGAACGCGGCGTCGATCTGCGAAAACATCGTGATCGTTCCGGCGCTGATCCCGGCCATCACGGTCGCTAGCTTGTCAAAGGTCGCTTGCACAAAGTCAGCGATCGCGATCGAGGCGGCGATAAAGTCAGCCGCAGCGATGGTGACAAACGTCGTTTCGCCGGTTTGCCACTGCACAGACGCCGGCGGGTTGGTTTGCTGCAAGCGCGCAACCTTGCCGGCGATCAGAGCGAGGCTTTCCGTTGATGTCGCGAATGACACTTGCGCGCCGTTGATCGTGGCGACGTAGCCGCCACTCGCCTTCGCCCACTGCTTCGCGCTGGCGTATGTCGCGAGATCGCACCAAAGACCAAGCGGCGAAAGCACGTCCTGCAATGCCGCCGTGGTCTGCGCGCCACTCGCATCCGCCGGCCATGGCGTCGGCGCGTTGCCGGCGGCGAGCCATGCGACATAGGTCGCATCGCTCGCCGAAACGAGCGACGCCGCGCGGCTAGACCAAAGCCGGCCATCACTTGCGAGCCAATACCAATCCGACGGATTAAAATGAAATGGCATCCTGCCCCCCCCTTAGCCATAAATGCCGGTTGGCGTCGCCGTGCCGGCGACTGACCCCGGATAGTGATTGACACCCGAACCGACGACCGAGATCGTCGCCCAATTGGACACATAGAATTTCTGCCCGGTGACAGCGCCGCCGTTGGTGATCGACGTGTAAACGATCTGAACGAACGCGCTCGTCACACACTCCACCCAACCGCCGCCGTTGCCGCACACGATCGACGCGGTGATCGTCAGCGACACGCTCGACAGACTCGGAATTTGGATGATCGCGCCATCGACGCAATAGACGTGCCACCCGCTCGTCATCATCGGGTTGCCGCCCTGCGGCGATCCGCTCACGATCATCGCGCCCGCGTAGGACACGACGGCCGCCTGCGACACGGCGAGGTGCGAGCCGTTGCACGTCCCCCAATTGAAGTTTGTCAGCGAGGTTTGCGTGCCGGCGCCGGAAACCTGCACGCCGTTCATTCCGTCTTGCGCGCCCGATCCGGCGAACGTGCCGCCGGCCGTTACCGTGAAACCGTCGAACTGATGCGCGCTTCCGCAATTCGTGATCGAAATCGCCGTGACGTTGACGCCGGTCACGACGCAATTCGACGGGTTGGCGTGATTGCCAACCCAATAGACGTAACCCGATCCGGCCATCGTGGCGCACGAGAGCGCCGCATAGTTGCCGTCGCTCACATGCACATGAACGTTGAACCCGTTCAAATTGAACCGGGTCAAAACGCTCATGGCGTGCTGCAACGTCGCCCATGCGGTTGCGAGCGAAAGGCCGGTGTTGGCGTCCGATCCGCTGTTCGACACGTAGTAATCTTGCGCCGCTTGCAGATAGATCGGGCTTCCCGGCTGGCGCTGCATCCACAGCAATTGCCAGCGCGAGCCATCCCAGCCGAACGCCTGCATAGAGCCGGCCACGATGTCGGCAAAGGCGAGCGACGAGCCATCCGAGCGCACGACGGGCGCATTGCCAGAGCCGTTGAGATTGAGCACCGTCGGGCCGCTGTTCGTGAACTTAACCGTCGTGACGACGATTTGCCCCTTCTTCAACTCTTGCGGCGCCGGCGAGAGGTTCACGACGAGATTGTTGGCCGTGCCGGTGTCGTCGGCGTAATTCGTCTGTCCGCGCTGAATGAGGTATTGCATCGCGTTGGCGAACATCGCGTCGGAATTGTCCTCGGCGACGACGGGGCCGGTGCCGCTGGCAAGGTTGCCGTTGACGCGAACGCCCTTGCGCAACTGCGCAATGATGCCGTTGAGCCAAGCCGCCATGACGCGCGTTCCGTCATTGGCCGACGCGCTTGAGCAATCCTGAAACCACGAGTCGTTAGAACCGAACACGCGCGTTTCGGCCGGCCGCTGCGTCACCGTGTTAGCGGCGTTCGCCGGCCCAAGAATATCGTTCATTGTCGGTTATCCCCCGATGGTCTGATAAGTGATCTCGATCTCGGCATGCACGATGCGATCGAGAATGCATTTCAACGGCGTGATGTCGGGCAGGCACGCGAGCGTCGCGCCCGCCTGCAAATGCCCGGCGAACGGCAACACCTCGATCGGCGCCGTATAGGACGGGCTTTCGTCGAGGTTGACGATGATCAGAAGGCGGGCGCCGCCGATCTGGCCGCCCGGCCAACTACACCCCGCCTGAAACGTGCCGGCCTCGCCGCCACAGTCGTTGACGATGTTTTCGCAAGTGATCGTCCAGCCGGCGCGCGGGGCAATCTCGGCGTAGTATTCGCACGTGGAGCCGCCTTGCGCCGCCACCTTGGCGCATAGATCGGGAAACGGATCGCACGCATCGGGAAGGCCGTATTCCGCCATCCAAAGATCGTCCGTTTCCTTGTGCGTCTTGCACCAAAATTCGAGGCGCAAGTCGCACCATCGCGACAGCATGAACGCGAGCGAAGTCGAGAACGCCCGCCAAAAGCCGAGCATAACGCTCGGCGTGCGGCTCCTCGTCTGAAACGGCGGATCGTCGAACACACCGGCATCGAACGCTCGCACGAGGCCCATGAGCGGGCCGCCTTCATTGGATTGCCAAGCGCGCCCGCGCGGCAACATCTGCACAACCGCTTGCAACACTTCGTTAGGCGAGCGGCATTGCAGCGGCGCCGGGCGCGCCTGCTCACAAACTGACATGATCACCTCGGGATCAAAGAGCGGAGAACGTCACCGCGCCGAGCGTCGCGATTTGCGCCGGCGCGAGCGCAACGTCGGCCGTCGGCGTATCGACGCGAGCGCGTGTCTCGCCGGCCGAGTTGGCGATCGCCTGCCAAACCCACGAGCGCGAGAACGATGTCGGCGAGGCGATGAACGGCATCGGTGCGATCGGCGTATCGATGCCGGCGACGCGGGAGTTGGCGAGAAACACCGCCGCCAGCTCGGCCCGAATTGCCTGCTGCACGTCGGTTGTGAACGGTTGCAGGCCGCCGACAGCGATAGGCACCGGCAACGCTTGCGCCGCCGCGACCGTCACCAGCGCACCCGCCGGCGCGACCGTATCGATATACGCGGCGACGCGGGCGATGTCGGCGGGTTGCGGGATGCCGTTCGCATAGAGATCATCCATCAGCGGAAACACGCGCACCGTTCCGGGGCCGTTGAACCGGCGCTCGACGAAGACGCGCGTGACGCCGATCACCGAACTCGCCCATGTGACGTAATCCGCCGGTGCGCCGCCGGCCGGCGGGTTGCGCTTGCGGAAAAGGATACGGGCCCGAAACGTCTCGTCGTCCTCAACGTCGAGGCCGCCGGCGATGCCGCTCCCGTCAACGTTCGCCGTCGCGTCGGCGAGGCCGGGGCCGCTGAAGCCCGATGTCAAATCGAGCGGCGTGTCGGCGATCGCGTTGCCGTCCGAGCCGTTCGCGATGGCGACGACGCTCAAGGTGAGCGTGCCGGCACTCGAGATCGAGGTGCCGACGCTCGCGACATATTGCGCGCCGTCGGATCGCGTCAGCACCGCGCCGTTCGCGACGGCGAGCGCATCATTGACGGCGATCACGATGTTGCCGCCAGCCGGCGAGGCCGGGCGGCGGGCGAGGCCGATCTCCTCGCCGTGCAAGTCGAGATTTTCCGAATCCGCGGTCAACGCGAATTTCTGTTGCTGCACATAGTCGGCGAACCCCATGACGAGATGTTCGCTCCCGCCGATCACCTTCGCCGACGGGCCGACATTGTTAGGCCAAATCCACGCATCCGAGCCGGGCAGATAGGAGCGGAACGCCCGGCGCGCGCGCGCAACAGATTCGGCAAGTGTTGGAATTGCAAACATCAGCGCGCCACCTGATTCCAAAGCACGTCAAAATTTCGGTTGTAGACGAGCGAACCGTCGCGGCCATACAGCGCGACGGTTAGCTCAATCCGGCTTTCAAGCTCGTATTGCGTGGCCGAGACTTCGATGCGCACACACACGCCTTGCGTTTTCAGAGTTGCCAGCGCTTCAAGCGCCCATTGCTCGGCCCAATGCGAGGCGGGCATGCCGAGGATTTCGAGCGGCGCGCGCTCCAGCAAATACAGCCATGAACCGAGCGGCCCCTCGTTGAGATCGGCGCGCACGTCAACACCGTCGCCCCACCATCCGCGTTGATCGCCATCGGCAAGGAAGAAGAACGGGCTTTCCTTGTCGATCCATTTGTCGGAAAACAGACACAAGATCACGGCGGTTTCGATCGCCGCTTTCGATCGCAAGCCGCCGCGATTGTTCGGCTCGTCGGCGCCGGCCATCGCCCAATCGGCGACGCCGCCAACCGTGTCCCAAACCGAGTCCCAAAGCACGCTTGTTTCCGCCGCGCACCCCTCGGCGGCGCGGATCACAACGTCGTTTGCCATGTCAGCCGATCCTCGCCTTGACGTTGATCGACGGGCCGGAAACCGTCGAAACGAAATCGTAAGAGCCGTCGGTGCCGTCGCCGCCGAGATAGACGATCTGCCCGTCGCCGGGCTTCACCGTCACTTTGTTGTCTTGCGATCGCACCTCGACGACGCCGGTTTTCGCGTTGAGCGAAACCCCGTTGCTACCCTTCGCCCAAACAACGTTGCCCTTGTCGTCATAGAGCGTGGCATTGCCCTCGGGCAGGTTGCGCGGGCGCGCGTCTTTGTGTTCGAAGCCGAGCGCGAGGAGGCGATCCGATCGGCCGCCGAGCGCGAGAAACATGCCCTCGGAGCCGCGCGGCGCGTGCGATGAAAAGCCGTGCATCTGCGGCCGATACACGTCCTCAAACGTCTCGGTTTTGAGGCCGGTCATTTTCTTGAGGATCTGTTGCGTTCCGCTATCGTCGGTTTTCTGCACCGTCGCGCGGCGCAACGAGCCGATCAGCCCCTCTTGCCCCTCGGGAAACCAAATCCACATTGCTAATCGTCTCCCGCGTCGGTGTTCCATGCGGCGCCGGCGCTCCCGCCCTTCGCGCCCTTGCCGCCGAGCGCGCGCGGATCGACGAGCGACAGCACGGTTAGCGATCCGTCCTCGCGATCCTGCGACCACTCGGCCGTCTCAATCGCCATGTCCTGATGCACGTCCGCAAACGTGCTATCGACGAGCACGAGCGCACCCGGCTCCCAAAGCGTCCCGCCCTCGTCGAAAAAGCCTTGCACCGTCACATAGGCTTTCAGTGCGTTGCCGGCCTCGCGATCGCGGCGGGTCTTGGCGCGCTTCTTCGCACGATCCTTGTCGGTGTCGCCGTCGTGAAACACGATCACCGGGCGATAGCGGCCAACCTCGGCGTCGCGGGCAATGCCCTCGACTTGCAAGGCGTCGTCGCCGTGCCCGTAAGGCTTTTGGCCGCGCACGATCACGTCGGAATGTCGGCCGCTCCAATTGTGATCCCCCTCGATCTCTTTGATGTTCTGCCCCTCGATCAGGCCGCCGGCGTGCCGCTTCTTGCCGCCTTTGGTGATCAGGATCGAGCCGTCGGCTTGGCCGACGACGAACACGCCTTGCTCGCGGCAAAGCTTCTCGACGCACCGGAACGCCGTTTCGCCCGGCGTGATGCGGTACACCGGCACTTTCTGCAATTGCTCGTCGGTTGAAACGCCGACGCCGAATTTGTCGATCTCGGCGCCGATCTCGGCCGGCGTCTTGTTTTTGAATTGGTTGGTGTCATGCACCGCGCTTGAGTCGATGAAATCTTGCGACTTCGATCGCCCCGAGATCGTGATCGTTGCCTTGTTGTGCGCGCCGAGTTTCGGCTGATAGCGATCGACATAGCCGCGACACACGAGATCGCCATCGAACATGATGTCGATTTGCGTGCCGGCCTTGAACGTCCAGGCCGTCGCGGCCCCGCCCGGCTCGGCCGCCGCCTCGATCTGGAACGAGCGCGCCGCCGATTGAAACGAAGCCCGCACCATGACGCGGCGCCATGCCGTCCAAAGCGAGCCGTTCGCCTTTACCGTGACGATCGGCGTTTGCCCGCCATGGCCGAGGCCAAAGGCGAACGCCTCTGCAATGCTCAGCATGGTTCACCTCGACAACGCCGTGATCTCGCGCGGCATGAAAAACGGATTGCGTACACGATTGCGGGCAACCAACTCGTCGGCCCGCGTCGGATCGGCGTACAAAAGCCAAGCGAGCGCCAACGAGGGCCGTTGCCGATTGCTTTCGACCGTGATCACCGGCGCGAGGTTGGTGATCGTTTGCGTGAGCCAGTCGATCACCTTGTCGCGCAAATCCTCGATCGCGAGGAACAGCGAGACATTTGCGGCCCCGTTGGTTTGCAACAACTCATTCTCGAAACGCTCGGCGATCTCGCCACGCGCCGTCACGCCATCTGGCCGCGAGACGAATGTCGTCCGCAAGATCGACTCGGCGTACGCGATCAGCGCCGCGAGCCGCACCGCACGCGCGGCGGCGGCGGCATTGGCCGCGCTCAAGCGCTGCGTCGGCGTGAGATAGGCGGGCGCGATCGCAGTCACCGCGCCAAGCACCGTTGGCGATCCGCTCGTGTCTGGAAACGAGGCCGCCAATTCCAACGCGGCCCGCGTCGCCGAGGCCGCCGGCATCGCATCCATAGTTGTGCGCACGAGGCCGACGAGCGACGACACGGCCGCCGAGGCATCGGCGCCCGGCGCCGCCTCGTTGGTGATCGATGTCGCGAAGCTTGCGACGAGCGGCGCGATCGCGTCGCGCACCGTGGCCGACACGGCCGGATCGATTGGGTAAGACTGGCGCACGAGATCGAGCGCAGTTGCCGCCTGCGATAGCGTGTCGGTGACGGCCGCGACGGCCGCCGCCGGCTGGCCGGCCGTCGAGATCGCCGTCGGCAAGGTTTGCGCGATCGAGGCCGCCGCGTTCTCGGCAGCCAGGTATGCGACGTTCGAAAGCAGCGGGATCGAGATCAAGCCCGACGCCGCGCCCTGCCGAACGAATTTCAGTTCGAAGGCGACATAGCCCATTTGATCGCGCTGCGTCGCGCGTTCGAAGGTCTGGCACAACACCGTCACCGGGCCGAAATATGGCACCACGAGCACGCCGGCGCCGCGCGTCGCGAGCGCGGATTTCAGCGTCTCGGCGAGCGCGTCGGCGTTGTCGCCGTGCACATAGGCCGAGCCGCTGTAATAGCGCGGCTCCTCGCCCAAATCCTCGACGAACGGATCGTCGCGATTCGGGAAGGTATGCACGACGAGGCCGCGCCCGCCCTGTTCCTTGTCCTGCTCAAACCAGAACGGAACGCCCTTGAACGATGCCGGCCAAAGCGTTTTGAGCCAGTCGCGCCCTTGCGCTGATGCCATGGTCGGAACCCCTGTTTTTGTATCGTACGAAACAAAACGGCGCCCAAACCGGGGCGCCGTTGACGTGTTGAGCGGGGTTGTGTCGGCCGAGCGATTTCATCGCATGGCCGGCCTCGCGTGTTGATCCTAGTGGCCTTCTGGCGCTAGGGCGCGGCCCCCGCTTCCGGCATAGACCGGCCGGTTGATCCCGAGGTGCCCGAGGCCGGCGTGTTGCTCGATCGAAACGCGTTGATCGCGTTGCTGATCTTTTGCTCGACGGTTGCCCAAAACTCGGAACTCGGCTTAACCGTCACCGTCGCGTCGAGCGTGGCGTTGCCCTCGACGACGGCCTTAACCGGCTCGGCCGTGCCGCCGATCCCAACCGCGCGTTGGATGTCCTGCACGTCGAAACTCGACGCCGGCATGCCTCGCCCCGGCACGCCGGCCGGGCCGTAACCCTTTTCGCTCAACTCGGCCTCGATCGCCGCGCGTTCCTTGGCGTATCGTGCATGCGCCTCGGCCTCGAAATCCTTGTCGCCATAGATGCCGGCGGCATTGTCGGCGTCGTCGAGCGTCTGCAAGCGGGCGAACTTGGCGTCATCGTACCGATAACCGCGCCGGCCCCGAGCGTCGAGAACGTCGGGCCGCGTCGCGATGTCGAGGATCGGCGCTAGCATCGCGGTTGCCTTGGACATGCCAAGCTTGAAGCCGCTCAAGCCTTCGCCCCGGAACAGGCTCCCGGCATTGCTCAAGCCCGTCGATGACATATCGATGCCGAGCGCGGCGGCCATGGCGCCGAAGAACCCCAGCTCGGCGGCCGAGCGCTTCGGGTCTTTCTTGGCGCGCTCCGACATATAACTAAAGCCGCTCGCGAGCCAATTCATACCGCCCGTTGCGGCCGGCATGAACGGCGCCGCCGTGTTGCCGAGATAGTTGTCGATTTGCGCGCCAATGGCCTTTTGCGCGACTTTCGGATCGTTGTGCAGGAATAGTTGCGCCGCGTCGAGGCCCTTCGCGCCTCCGATCAATCCCCAATCCTTTTCAACACGCGCCTTTTGCAGGAAGAACGTATTGAGCAACTGCGCCACCTGTTCGCGCGACGAGATCGAGGTAAACAGTTGCTGAATTTGCTCGTCGGTCTTGCCCTTGCCGTGCAGATATTCAACCGCTGCCTGCGTCCAGTGATACGGGTCCTCATGCCCAGGCCGCAAAAACTCGGCGCCGACCTTCATGAAATTCGGCTTGACGCGCTTCACGTCGCCAACCTTGTTGAATTCGACCTTGCTCATGTCGATCATGCCAAGATCGGCGAGTTGCTTGACGGCATAGTGCTTCATGATGCCGCCGACGAATTGGCTATGAAAGCCCGACATCGCCTTGCCGGCGCCGCCGCCCTTGAACTCTTGGGCAATCGTCGGCGCCGTGGCAAGCATGAAATCATCGCTCAACGCGTTGGTCGCGGCGCGCCCGTACTGGAACATTTCATAGTAATCAGTTGGCCGAAGCGTGTCGCCAAAGACGTTGATCGCCTTCGCCATGCCGTCCATGTAATGCTTGAACTGCGCCTCGTGTTGCGTGACGCCCTTGATTTCCATACCCTTCGCAAGCTTGTCGAAATCTTCTTCAAGCTCCTCGGCCTTCTCGGGGTGCGCACCCATCGCCACAACCTTCAATTGGGCGAGCGGATCGAGAACCTTTGTCGCCTCCTCATAGGTGCCGACGATCGAGCGCACGTTGCGCGCCATGTGCAACATGCTAGTTTGAGAAAGCGCCGGATATTTCTTGGAGATGTCGGCGGCGAGATCGTTTGCCTCGGCCAATTCGTGTTCCGTCATGCCCGCCGCGCGCATGCGCGTTTCCTCGTGCGCACGATCGACCGCGACGCGCGCCGTGCGCTCAGCGATCGCGGTAGCGGCGCGCGATGCCTCATAGGCGGCGAGGCCGCCGGCGGCCATCTTGGCGCCGGTGCCAATCGCCCGCGACGTGCGCTCAAGCCGTCCGATCTGGCGCTCGGCCGTCGCGGCGACATTCATTTGCTTCTGCACGTCGCGATTGAGCGAGTTGGCCGCGCGAGCAATGCGGCCGATCTTTTGCGCAACCGCATCGAAGGCGCCGCCGGTCTCGTCTTTGCCTTTGATGACGGCAAGCGCTTCTAGGATTGTGCTGCTCATACCCTACCCCCCGCGTCGCTTCCGCAACGCCATCGCGCGCCCGGCCCAACGCACCAACTCGGACAAGCCGGCGCGATCGGCCGCGTCGGCATCAACCATGCGATCGACGAGCACGACTAAATCCCACACCATCGCGAGCGGCGAGCGCTCGGCCGCGATCTCGAATAGCTTGTCGGGATCGCCCTTGAACTCGCTATCCCGAATTTCCTTGCCGGCTAGGCCGGCTCGGAGAAAAAACCGACGATCGCATCCTTGACCGCGATCGCGTCCCGCACCGACATATTGTTCATCGCGAGCACCGGATCGGGCTCGACGATCAGCCGCTCGGCATAGGCGCGGATCGCTGCGTCGTTATCGACGAGCGCCATGCCGCCCGAGGTGCGCACCCACGTTTGCGGCGCGCCGAGGGCGAAGAAGTCGCCGGCCGTCGGCTCCTGCACAACAACCGCCGAGATCACGCCCTTTGCGCCCTCGAAAGGCTTTTTCAGTTGAATGGTTTTCGTCTCGCGCGCCATGCGTCGCCCCTTGAAATGATCGAACCGAACAGCGCCGGCGGGATCGCGCCCGCCGGCGTCACATCAGGTTAGCCCTTAAGCTTCTGATACTGCGAACCCTCGATTTTCATGCCGTCAACCTCGCCGGTGGAAAGGTTGACTTTCGGTTCGCCGGTGAAGCGCGCCGAGGTGAAAATGTGGGTGCGGTTGTTGTCGTCCTCGCTGATCGTCGCGTCGATCGACAGCGCGCGCAACTGATCGTTCCACGAGATGCCGGAATTGTCCCGGAACTTGATCTCGGCCGCGAACAGTTTCGGCTTTGCCATGTAGCAGGCCGAACCGTCCTGATTGGCCTTTGCATCGACCGAGATATTCGTCGGATCGATGGTAATGTCGGCGTCGCTCGGCGCGTATCGCGTGCCGCCGATCGAGATCGAGATGCGCCCGCCGAAGCTGTTGTCGCCGGAATCGGATGCCATGAGTTTTCAACTCCAAAATGATGACGAAAGCGCCCGGCCAATGACCGGGCGCCAATGAGACGAGGAGCGTTCCGCTTAGACGGCGGCCACGCCCGATGCAGTCTGATACTGCAAATAAGCCGTGATGTTCGCCGCGAACACGCGCAACTGATTGACGACATCCACCGGCAGATAGGCGTTGACCCGGTTCGCATCGTTCGGATCACGCTCGACGACGACATATTGCGCGAACACGCTCGCGTTCTCACACACGCCGAGCGCAATGAGATCGTTGTAAGCGTGGATCAGCGTGTTGCGGATCGACTTCGGCGTCGCGATCTGCGGCAGATTGAACGGGTTGTCATCCGCAAGCGCCTGCCGCGAATGCACGTTCGAAACCGCCGTGCGGAAGTAGCGAGAGATGAACATCAACTGAAACATCGTCTCGACATCGCGGAACGTGCCGTCGGCGACGCCGGCCGCCGTCGTCTGATACGTGGTCACGAAGCGATCAACAGCAACGAGGCCGTCGGTGCGCACCTTGCAACCGGCGATGCCGTCCGCGTAAAGCGCCTGACGGTCGCTCACGTCCCACCACACCGAATTGTCGCGCGGCGGCAGCACGCCTTGCAGCACGAGCGTTTGCAGCGGGCGCGACACTTCCGGCGCGTCGCCGAGATGCGCGCTCGCGAGCGCGGCGGCGGCGGCGGCCCACTCCCACTCGGGAGTTGGCGAACGCTGCGAACCGATCACGGTCACATGCTGATCGTTGCGGGTGTTGCCGAACGTCACGAGCGACGACAGCGTGCCGAACTGCGCCGTGAAATAGTGCCCGTACAACTGCTGAATGGGCGACCAACGGCCGGAACTGTCATTCAGGAAGTCGCGAACCGCATTGAGCGAAGTCGCGTCCGAATAGGCGCCGCCGAGGAAATCGTATTCCTGATCGCCGAGCGACGCGAGCGGGCCGGCGAGATCGGGCACGCCCGAGCCGCCGGTCAATCCGACGATCGTCGTGTTGCTCGCCGACAGCACGTTCGACTCGTCGGTGGCAACGGCGAATTCCTGCCCGTTGAACACCGCGCCCTTGTGATTGGCCGTGACGTTCACCTTGGCCGGCGTGGTGCCATCGACGGCCGCCGTGTAGGGCAGGCCCATCGCGTTGATCGCAGTCGCCGCGTTGGTCGCGACATTGGCGCCTGTGTCGGCCGCGTTGACCTGAAACACCACGCGGCGGCCGAGCATGTTGAGGATCGCGGCGCCGGTGACGCCGGGCGCCGTGAACGTGGCCGAGCCGGCGGCGGCGGCGCCGGCGGGATCGGCGAGCGGCAGCGCCCAAATCGGCTGAAACGGTGCATTCTTGCGGGCGATGCGGTACATCGCGGAAAGCTGCGAACCGACGCCGAACACTGCGTCGGCCTCGCGCTCATTCTGGATCGGGCCATAGACGACGCCAGCGGTTGCAGTGCCGGCCGCAAGCTTCTGGCCGATCATCAGCACGCGCGGGCTTGCCTGATACGGCGTTCCGCCGGAATTGATCTCGGCATAGAAGAACGGCACCAACTCGTTGCCGGGAATGTTGTTGAACAACACCATGTTGACGTGACTCCTCGATCGCGCGGCGCGTGACGCCGGCGTTTTTCAGGTTGACGATTTGAGAGGGGAAGCGAGGCGCCTAGTTCGGCGCGTGCGGGTGCAAGCACGTCGCGCGGACGCGACACACGGACGGCTCGGGACACGTCACGCAATTTGTGAACGCGGCCGGCTCGGATGCCGCGATCGGCTCGGCCGGCGCCGGCGCCGGTGCGGCGGGCGCGCTCGCGACTGCAGTCGCGGCGGGCGGCGATGACACGACAACATCTTTGTCGCGAATGCGCCGCGTCCAATACTGATTGCCGGGCTTCCACTCGCCGGCCGCGTCGAGCGGCTTGAGCGACGCCGGATCGCGCACGAGCACAACCCCGCCGCCGTCAGCCGGCGCGGGCTTCAAATAGACGTTTTCCATTTACGTTCCTTGCAGGTTGCCGGCGACCCCTTGCACCGACGCCGGGTTATTGGTGACGGGTTGCGGCTTCATGCCGATGCCGACGGTGTTGAGGTTGACGCGCGTCGGCATGACGTACGCCGCGCGGGCGGCGCCGAGCACGAGCGCCGTGAGATACGTCGAGCCGTTGAGCGCGCTCGCAATCGGCTGCAACGCCGCCGGAAGGCGGGCGAGATCGACGGGCGCGGTTGTCGGCGCCGGATCGAGATAGCTTTCTTTCATGCGGTAGCGCGCGCGGATCGTGCGGCGGGCGAGCCGGATTTCCTCCTCGCCGGATCGATGCGCGTTCGACTCCCAACTCTCGGCGATGCCCTTCGCCATGTTCTGAAACAACGCGCCGCTCGGCGCGAAGTGGAGCACCTGATAGATTTCATCCTCAAGCGCGTCGAGCGCGGCCTCGGTTTCGCCGTCCGTCTCGCAAAAGTCGATGATCGGTTGCCCGCCATCGACGGCGAACTTGCTCACAACCGAGATTTCGAACACGAGATCGACCTCGCCCTTGTGAAACAGCGGGCCGGCTTGCGCGATCTTAGTTAGGCTCGTCGCTTCCGTATAGACGCCGATCAACGGCCGCTTAGCCTCGTCGCCGGCGAGATCATCGATCGGATCGATGCGCGAGTCTGAAACATATTGCTCGGCGATCGTCGGCCAAGGGCCGTTTGTCGCGAGCAATGAGGAGGGCCGCAGCGCTTCAAGCGCGCAAAGCCGCATGAACGTACGCGCGAGCATCGCTAAACCCCGTTGAGCGAGACGCGGACAAAGCCCGGCGTCGAGGGCAACACCTCATGCACCTTGAAGCGGCGCCCGGTGTCCTCTTGCACTGCCTGATCGCCGATGCGCGGGCGCCATGGCAGCAAGGCGAGATCGAGCGACACATAGGGCCGCTCGCTGGAATGCGCCGCGCGCTCCGGCTGCACGCCCGGTTGCCGGAACGGGCCGGCGGCGGCCCGAGCGGCCGGCTCGGCAAACACGCAACGCACATGCTGCACCACGTCCCGGCTTGAGTCCGGGATCAATGGCGCGTTGCGATCGGTTTGATAGGCCATCGGGGCGAACGTGAACAGTTCGCCCATGACCCTATCATGCGTCGCCGCCGCAGCGGCAATCGCACGCGCAAACGGCGACGGCATGACGTGGACTCCCGTTAGATCGTGCTGATGCCCAGCTTGACGCGGCCGACGACATCGCCCGACGCCTGCACCGACAGCGCCGAGCCGACGCGGGTGTTGTTGGTGGCCGTCTTGGTGAAGTTGCCGGCGGTGTTGTCCCAATAGAGAATATCGCCGATCGCCCAGGCCGCGCCGGCCGCCTTCGGCACGCCGTCATAGACGCCACGCGTCACGATTTCGAGATCGTCGCCGACGTTGACAGTCTTGTGCACGGCGCACCCGAAGATCGAGGCGCCGACGAGAACGAACTGCCCGCTTGCGATGTTCGCGATCGGGGCCGGAACGTTGAGGTTGGCGCCCTTCTGATAGTAGTTCTGCATTGCTTGCTTTCTGTTGCTGGCACGGTTGAAACGAAAACGGAGATCGCCGGTAAGCGATCGCCGTTCAACTCATCAGGTAGTGCGGCGCGATTACGCGCCGGCCGACTTGTAGAGCGCGCGGTAGTCGAGGAGGTTCACGCCGGCATCGTGGCGCACCTTGAACTCGACGCCATCGACGTTCCAGCCCTCGCGCTGCTCAAGCACCGGCTGTGCCACGCCGTCGAGGTAATCGACCTCGATCGTGTCATACTGCGACGGCGAGCCGGCGAGATACCACGCGGTTGCCGAGTTGACATCGAGACGCGCGTCGGAAATGACCTCGGCCATGTTGGCGACGCGGTTCGCGACGGCGGCGTTGTTCTGTCCCGGCTCGGACTGCGAGGCCATGAACTGATGCGCCTTGCCCTGCATCGCGACCGGCGTGAGCAGGAACGACGGGCGGATGTTGAGCGCGACGGCGTTCGCGTCGGGATCGACCTGCTTCGCCATCGCGGCGCGGCCGGCGTCGAGCGAGTCCGCGGACATGACCGAACCGGCGCCCGTGGCGAGGTTGCCGTGCGCGGTATGGAACAGCGGCTTTCCGTCGGCCATGTTGGCATTGACGGTCAGCACGCCATACACGAGATTGCCGACGGTGCGCTTGGCGGCGCGGCCCATCTTCATGGGCACCTTCGAGAACGCGTTGAGATCGTCATTCTTGATCGACTGGCGCGTGATCGAGAACATCTTGCCGAAGGTGGCGAGCGCCAGCGTCACGCCGCGATCGGTCAGCTTGGCATACTTGTACTCGGCGCCTTCGTTGACCTGATCGAGCACCGGGAACACGCCGAGATCGACGCGCGTCGCGGTCTTGAAGTCAGTCAGAACGCCGGTGCCGGTCCACTTCTGGAACGTCTCCTCGGCTTCCTCATAGCCCTTCAACATCGACTTGTGCGCGACGTTGGCGAGGATGTTGACGAAATCCGAAGTCGAGAGCGCGCCCGACATGACGACGGACTGCATGGCAGTCCCGATCATCGTCAGCTCGTCGCTCGTGCGGAGGCGAACGCCGCGAAGATCGAGCGACATACGCGCCAGTTCGAACAGCCGACGGCCGGTGAACTCATTGCGCTCGCCGCCGGCCATGTCCAGCTTGGCGAGGATGCCGGCGGTGGCGCCGGTGACGAACTTCTCGGTCGCGTCGAGGCCCATCGAAACGGTGCCGTGGCCGCCCGCCGGATTCGGCGTGGTGCGCTCGGCCGACAGCTTGGCGATCAGCGCATCCTTTGCCTGCTCATGCGAGGCCGAGGCGGCGACGATCGTGTTGAGATCGGCGAGCGTGAGGCCGGAATTGCCGGCCGAGGCGTAGAAGCCGGCGGCCCAAGACTTGCCGGCCTCGGCAGCGGGCGCAGCGGCGGCAACCGGCGCGGCCGGCGCGGCAGCGGTGCCAGGCACCACGACGGCGGCGGTTGCGTTGGCGGCAGCGTTCGCGGCTGCGATTTCTTCAGGAGTCATCGTCTTGCTTTCCCTTTTGGTTGCGGCGATCGCCGCGTTGGACTCGTCGCGAACCCGAACGGGCAAGCCCTCGGGTGCGCTCGCATAAACGCGATAGTCATAGGCGGCCATCGCGGTAGCCGGCTCGTCGATTTGCTTAGTGGCAAATCCTTGCGTGACGGCCTCGCCGGCCGTGAGCCACGTCGTCGCAAGCATCAGCTTGCGAACCTCTTTCGCATCCATGCCGGCGCGGATCGCATACACGGATGCGTAGTTGTCAGCGAGTTTGTGCAGGAACGCCGCCGCGTCCTCGTGCACCTTGGCCGGGCCGCGCGTGTAGCCGGACGGATCATGGATCATCATCATGGCGCCGGTGCGCATCTCGATCTCGTCGCCGGCCATCGCGATCAACGAGGCGGCCGAGGCCGCGATGCCGTCGATCGCAACCGTGATCTTGCCGGGGTGCGCCTTGAGCAACGAATAGATCGCCATGCCCTCGGTGGCGATGCCGCCGCCCGAGTTGATCCGCACGGTGGCGTCGCCGCCGCCAAGCTCGACGAGCGCTTTCGCGACCTGTTCGGCCGTGAAGCCGTCGCCCCATCCCCACGGATCACCAACATCGCCGTAGAGATAGATTTGCCCGCTAATTACTAGGCTTTGCGTTTCCGCCATCTTCCTTTTTCCCATCGTCTGAAAGCACGCCGCTCAAGTCGGCCTTGTACGGGTACGGGCGGCGGCCGTCGGAATCCAAACCGATCCCGAGTCTGTCGATTTTCTTTCCGGCCTCGGCGATCTCGGCGAGGATCACGTCGGGATCGTGCCCGAGCGCGCGCAACTCCTCTTGCAGCGAGGAGAGGCCCGAGCGGATCGCATCGCGCATCGCCGGCACCTCTTTCGCCGGCTCGATCATCTCGCGGCGCGGCGGCGTATGACGCAACCGAACCTTGCCGCTCAAGTCCTGCCCGATCTCGATCCCGGCCGCCTCAAGGAACCAACGGCCGATGCCGTCGCATCCGTGCGGGATCAGCATGTGCCAACGCCAGTGATCGACATTCTTGTTGAACTGGATCAGGCCGAGCCGTCCCGAGATGAACGACACGTCGCTATTGTCCGTCGAAAGCAACTCATACGGCACGCCGTAGCCGGCGGCGATGCGATGCCCCTTGCTCTTGATGTAGTCCGAAAAGCCTTGCGCGATCGGCGGCGAGGCCATCGTCGCCTTGACGCCCGAGGGCAGCTTTTGAATGAGACCCGGCTCAAGCCGCTCGATCAAGGTGCCGTTGCGCGTGATTTGCGTCGCGTTCTTCTGCGCAAGGTTTTGATCCGGCGACGCGCCCTCAAGGAACACGGCGAAGCACGCGGCGATTTTCTGCCGCACCAATTCCGCATCCTCGAAATCGTGCAAATCCGAAAGCGTCATGATGACGGGCGCGCACCACGGCACGCCGCGCGATTGGCCGGGCCGATCGAGCCGATAGACGTGCAGCACTTCCGAGGCTGCAACGCGGATCGTCTTTGGCAACTGCCATGTGACGCCGCCGCCGGGGTGCTCGGTGAACAGATGATAGGCGACCCGGCGGCCTTGCTTGTCGAACTCAATGCCCTCGAAAATGAAGCCGCCGTCGCCCGTCGGGCCGTTGATCAGCGAATTGATGTAGTCCGGCTCATACACGCGGACCTGAAACGGCAGCGGCAGGCCGCGCCGGCTCGTCGGCGTGATCCGCACGACGATTGCCTCGCCGGACTCAACAACGGTGTCCATGATCAGCCGTTGCAAGCCGTAAATGTCGAGCCGGCCCTCGACATCGATCGCCGTCGTTTCGAGGTGATCGCGGATCAGCCCTTGCAGCCGTGCTTTCACCCGCGCGCTTTCCGTCTCGACGGTCGGCAAGATGCCGGCGCCGACGACGTGCGAACCGATGACCTCGATCGCGTTCGCCGCGATCGCATTGTTGCGTCGCAAATCGCGCGAGATGTCGCGCAAGCGGCCGAGAGAAAACATCGTCTCGGCGTTGGCGCTCGTCGCCGGGTAATGCCGGCGCATGCGAAACGAGCGCGAGGCGCCATCGTAATGCGCCGTGGCGCTTTCGAAAGCGTCGATCTGCGCCCGCGCCGCCGCCCGACGCGCACCGCGCTCCGGCGAAATGTAGCCGATGGCTCGATCAATCCAGTTTCCAGCCATCAGAACCAACCCCGACAATCCCACTCGCCATACGGCCAATGGCCGTGCGTGAGTCCGCTGTGATACACGCCGACGCTACGCGACGGCGGCACGTTCTGCGGGTTGACCTGCGACTCGATGAAAGCGAGCGTCGTCATCATGTCGTCGAGTGATCGATATTCGACCTCGCGACTATCGGCGCCCGAGCCGAACTTGACGCGACGGGCGCCGGTTGCGATCGCTTCCTTGAGCGCGTCGATGTCGTCTTGCGTGTAAGCCATCGCCACACCTCACAAAGCGGTTGCCCGCGATTACGGGATTTTCTTCGCCGCGAATTGCGCGAACACCTGATCGAGCCACGTCCGCGTCATGCCGCGCAAAACCGCCGACTTGTCGGTCTTGGCGAACTGCGAAAATGGCTTGTTCGACTTATCGACGGCCTCGGCGGCGCCGGTGATCAGCATCGGAATTTCGATCGCGTCGGGCGGGAAGTCGAATTTCGTGCCGCTGATGCGGTTGCCGACGAGAATGTGCCGCGCGCCGCCGGCGAGGCGCCGAGCAACCGGCACCACTTCCGAGAGCGACGCCTGATTGTTGCCGAGCACATGCAACACGTCGATGTCGAACCGCGCCTGATCGAGGAAACCGATGTTGGCGAGCAAATCGAGCGACGGCGACAACATCGACGCCTTGATGTCGATCACCGTCACGGTTTCGGCCGTGAGCGCGTCGAAAACGCGCATCTGATCGCTCAAGTCGGCGAGATCGACGATCTCGGTGCGCTCGGGATAGAAGCGCTTGAGCACGCCGACGACTTTTCCGGTGTCGTCGATCGCGTCGTTTTGCGTGTCGAAAGCGCGGTTGGCGATGCCCTGCGCATCGAGATAGTCGATCACGGCGCGCGAGACGGTGGTTTTGCCGACGCCGCCCTTGTCGGCGCCGACGACGATCACTTTGGGCTTCATGGTCCGGATTTCCCTTTTGTATCGTACGAAACAATTTTCACCAGCCGCCGCCGAGCCATCCGCTCGTGTCGCGGCCAAGCCAACCCGAGCCTTGCGGCTCGTCGGGCGCGATCGCCGCCGGCGGATCGGCCGGCGGCGGATCGGCCGGCGCCTCGACGGGCGCCGGTGTTGCGGACGCGGGACTCGACGACGCAACTTGAACAGCGAGCGGCGGCGGGGCGAACAAGTCGCCTTGCTTGATCGCCGGCGCTCGATCGCGAGCTAGAATTTTCCACTCGTCTGCCGTCATGCGCGAAAGGCCGAGGTGATCGGCGATCGCCATGTTGTAGATCCTGCAGTCGAGGAAATGGTTGTCTTGGTTGCCGCGCAAGCGCCAACCCTTCGAAACCCGCCCGCGCGATTTGATGTCAGCCAGGTATTCGGCCGTAACCTGCTTGAAGTAAATTTCGTCGAGCCATTTGCCGAAATGGCAGTAACCCGGCGGATCAACCTCGTGCCCGGCCGCCTTGCCCTCGCGCCTCAAATCCTCGTACCAATGGCCCTTGAGCGACCATGTGCCGACGGGCCAAAGCTTCGCAAAGCCAAGCTTGCGGCCGTCCAAGTCGATGTCTTTGACGCTCGGCGTGCCGATCGCCGGCAAATGCCAACCGTCGCGGCCGTCAACCGCATACGCGAGATGACGCGAGGCGCACCAATGATAGACGACATGCGAGCGAAAGCCCGAGTCCACGGCGAAGCCATCGACGCGACGCTTGCCGCCGAACGCATCCGGCCACTCGCGATCATAAATCTCGGCGAGTTTCAGGAACGCGCCCGCGTTGGCGTCGGTGGTGTCGCCTTCCAGAACGTCGGTGAACACCACCCACGACTCGCGGTTCGGCGCCCATGCAACAACCTCGACATAGATGCCGCGCATCTGCACGTCGGCGGCGGCCGTGAGCATCAGGCCGCGCGGCGGGATGCGCCCGCGCACGTAATCCTCGCGCCGCTCCAAGAGGCGAACATGATCGGGCGCGTCGCCCTTCATTTCGTACGCCTCGCCGAGCGTCAGGTTGTAGAACGCTTTCAGCTTTCCGGGATCGGACTGCGCGGCGATCCATCGCTCGGCGATCTTGTCCCATGGCACGAACGGCGAGGACATCGCGTCGATATGATACGACGGGAATTTGCCCGGTGCCGGCGCCGTCGCGATCCACTCGCCCTTGCGCACGAGATCGTTTTTCTCGTGCGCCTGCACCGGATAGCCGCAACACGGCGCGATGTAGTGCGCCGCGTACGGGAATTGCTCGTTGAATTTGAAATTCGGCCCCCATCGGAACGCGAATTTTTCGTCACATTGCGGGCATTTCACATGCCAATAGCGCTGATCGCCGGCGTTGAATTGCTCGTCGATGTAGCAAGCGCCTTTCACCGTCGGCGTCGAGATGTTGATCTCTTTCCAGTCGCCGGTGGCGAGGAACGACTCGTAACGCGCCTCGATCATCGCGTGCGGCGATCCCTGCCCGTCGAGATCGGCCGGATATTCGCTCGCCTCGTCTTTGATGATCTTTCGCTTGGTCTTTGAGCGCAAATCCGCCGTCGAGTTGGCGATCGCGAGCGCCATCGATCCGCCGGGGTAGCGCTTGAGATACGTCGTCGAGCCTTCGCCCGAGCGCGACACTTGCGGCTTGACCCGCGCTTTCAGCGCCTTCGATTGCTCGATCGCCGGATTGAGTTTGTCGGCGATGAAGTCGGCGAGCGCGCCGTCGGTTGGCTGCACAAGCAAGATACCGCCGGCGGGATCGGTATCGATCGACGAGCCGACGACAGCGATCGCCATAACCGTGAACCCGGTTTGAGCGCTCTTTTTGATCGCCTCTTTGTTGACCGGCGAGTCCGGGCCGGAATTGTTCAACGGCTCGACGACGTACGGCGTAAGCGTAGGGTCCCAAAGCGTGTTGGCTCGCGGGCCGTCGGGCACGATCAGGTTTTGCGCCGCCCACTCGGCCGGCAGCACCTTGCGCGGCGGGCGCGCAAGCGCCGCGACCTCGCGCGCATAGAGCGCGAGGGCCGCGTGTTTGAAACGTAGCATGTTGCACCGGCTGGTTAGGCCGGCTCGCTTTCGTCCGGCTCGATCATTGACGGCTCGGCCTCGGACGCGAGCATTTCCATTGCATCGGCGATCGCCGCGCGGAGATCGCGGGCGATCTCTTTGAGGCGCCCGCGCACGCCCTGCACGCCATCCTTGACGGCGGCGGCGGCGATCGCCTCGGCGAACGTCGGCAAGCCGTCAACAATGCTCACGATCTTTTCGCCGGCCTTCTGCCCGGCCTCTTTCACCTCGGCCGCCGGCACGAGGCGGCCGAGCCGTTCCTCAAGCTCGAGATAGCGGAGATCGGCGGTATACTGCGCATTGCGCGCCTGATGATCGCGAAGCGCCGGCGATGTCGGCGTGTTGCCGGTCTCGGCCTCGGCGCGCGTCTCGGCGGCGCCTTCCTTGATCGCGTCGCCGGTTTCTCCGACGGCGAGATCGAACGCGGCGAGGTTCACGAGTTTCGTTCCGTTCGGCCCCGGCCGTGCTTCGAGCTTGCCGGCCTCGACGAGCGAGTCGACCCGCTTCGCGATCGCTTGCCGTGATTTGCCGTGCTGGCGCGCAATTTCCGATACCGACAGCCAAAGGCCGGCGTGGAGATCGAGGCGCGAGTCGTCGCTCATAGCGGCGATCCCCCTCCACAAATGAAGCAAGGCTGCGGCGCCGAGCGATCGCGAGACCACGGTGCATCCATCCAATGCGGCGCCCAACGACCCGTTACAGCTTCATACCCGATTGGCAAGATCACCCACCAAACAAACAGCGCGCAGACGACGCAAAGAACGACTCGCATGATGTCAACCTGTCAACCGTGTCAACCCAAGTTTCGATTTTTGCCGCTGGCGAAATCTCGGGGCGCGCTTGGGCCGTAGGGGGGCGGCGCCCCGGAAGGACCCGGCCGATTTACCGCACGAGGACCGCACCGGCCACGCCGCCGAGCACGAGTGCGCCGAGGGATGGCAGCATGACAGCCGTCGCCGAGCCGCCAGCAAGCCACACCGCAAGCGAGATTACCGTCGCACCTGACAACAGAACGCCGAGCATTGCAGCGCGCATGCTCCAATTGAACAGCACCTCGACCAACTTATGTTTCGTCATAATCGCCTCAGGCGTGGCCGGCGAGGATCGCAGCAATCTCGTGCTGCAAACGCGCGGGAAGAATGGTTGCGACAGCGGCTAGGAACTCATGCTCACTCGCGCCGCTGATCATCTCTTTCGGGATGAACAGGCCCGAGCGCTGCGACGAGATCGGCGTGCGGTCCCTGCCTGCCCGCATGTAGACTTGGCCGCCGAGGTTGAGGCCGACACGATGCGGGAATTTGCCGCCCCTGGTAAACGTGCCGCCATACACGCGCCGCTTGTTCCACGGCGCCGCCGAGACGCCCTTGCGTGTCTCACGCGCACCGAAATACTTGAGGTGCACGTTGCCGCCGCGCGACTTGATTTGATAGCCCCCGCCGGCCGGCTTGCCGACGAGGGCGCGGGCGAGCACGGCGCGCTTAAGGCCGGTTTGCTTGACGAGCGCGCGGATCATGCGCGTTTTCGCCATCGTGCCGGTGCGGAACACCGCGCGCTTGATCGCCGCCGGCGCTTGCGCCTCGGCTTGTTTGAACAGCGCGGCAAGGTGCTCGACCTTCGCCGCGTCGATCTCAAGCTTTGCGAACGCCATCAGCGTGGCCTCGTGAGGTTGGATCGGAGCAAGGCGAGTTGGTTACTCGCCGCCGTGCGCAGCGCGCCCGAGCGCGCATCCTGCGAAAGCGTGCGCGCCACAAAGCCCGCCGATTCAGCGAGCGTTTTGACGTCACCACGCACGGCGGCGGACACGCCGCGCACGATCGCTTGTTTGCGTTCATTGCAGCGGCAACCCATGTCACACCTCACAAAGGGGATCATCACGCGAGCGAACGCGGCACTTGCGCACAAAGGCTTTCTGACTTGGAGGCCCGTCGCCGTGCGCGTGATGATGTTCGAAACAGTGCGCGCGATATTTTAGAGCGCGTCGCCGCAGCGCGCTTGCCTTCCGGCTTTCAGTCTTTGCGAGTTTGCCGATGTCACCGCACAGATAGTCCGCGACAAGAGCCGGTCGGAAACCGTTAATCCGGTTTGTTGTGCGTTAAGGCGGCGATCTATGGCGCATCGCGTTGCGTCATCAGTAGGATGCAAAATCACCCGCATTTAGCGGGCGTTGGCTTTCAGTCATTGCGCCACTATCGGCGCCCCGTCGAACCGGCCGCGCCACTCGCGCGCCGGGTAGTCTCACACAAACCGGGAAGCAAGCTTGTTACTTCATTGCCGTTTTCCCTTGTTGGCGATCTAGGCTCAATCAATCAGGATCAAGAAACGCCAAACCCGCCTTGCGGGCGGGCTTCTTTGTTCGCCTTTTGGAACGCTCCGGGTGTATGTCAAGCGGCGCGTTCCGGCAACCCACCCCCATCAAGAAAGCCGGCAAACCCTATGCCGCACGGGGTTTCCGCATTTTCTCCCGGCTCGCTTTTTTGTAGCTCGCGACCGTCTCGGCCTCGATGGGTGACTCGATCGGCTTACCGGCTGGCCGGCGCCGAGGCGACAGCGGATAGCCCTTGGCTTCATAGGCGGCGAACGCATCGCGGAAGATCACGCGGGCCGCGAGCGGCGCCGGATCGAGCCAAGGCATCAGCGGCAACGCCGGCGGCGTCGGCTCATACTGGCGCAGCGCACCGGCGAGATCGAGCGCGAGCGCCGACAAGGCGCCGTGCCACGCCACCCATTCGGCGCGCGAGTGAGCAACCGACAGCGGCGAAGGATCGTGCCACTCGATCGGCGAGCGCGGGCGCATAGATGCGTTCCACTCGCCGTCGCGCATGCGAGCACGGCCGCGATTTTTCTTGATCGCGATCTCATAACCCTCGGCGTCGAGGCCGTGCACAAGCGGCATAGCGCGCAACTCGCCGCGCTCGTTAAGCGCCTCGACGAACACTTGCCGAGGCGCCGGATCGTCAAAGCGCCATTTCGGGCGCGAGCCTTGCGTCGCCGAACTAATAACGATCGAGCGCGGATCGAACGATGCCGACATGATCGCCTCGGGCGCATGGCCGGCGATGCCGACGAGATCGCCGAACAGCGGCATAACCTCGACGCGATCCTCGAATTGCGCGAACGTGTCGAGAGCACGGATCGCGGCGCCGACGATCAGCGCGTCGGGGTGAGGATCACCGGCGAGGAAGCCGAGGCCGCCGCCGCTCGCCGAGACATCGACGCGCACGCCGAGGGCGCAGTATTGCGTGATCACCTGCCACGGCGTCGCCGCAACCGCCTGCCCCTTCGGCAATTCCTCACGCACGGCCCATTGCACGAGTTTTTCGATGTCGATTTTCGTTTTCACGGCGGATTGCCCCCTGGTGATCGTGCTGAATTTCAAAAGTGTAGCGATGTAGGGAGGTGTAGGGAGATTTTTGACCCTACACACTTGTTTTTTTCTTTTTTTATCAGCTAGTTACACCCCAAAAGTGTAGGGATGCAGGGTTGAGGTGTCGGGTGACATATGAGAGTTGAGAGTTTCCCCCTTACCCCCATTAGAGAAAATACTGATATAGATCCCCGTTTCCCTGCACTTCCTACACTTCGCGGATAAACTACTGATCCGCCTAGCCGAATTGCGGGTGTAGGGTTGGCGGCGACCGTACACCACGCTACACGGCTACACGGGAACGGGCGCGTCGTCGGCGCCAGGATGCGGCGGAACGTCGTCTCGGCCCATGCCGTCGCGCTCGGGCACGTCATGCAGCTGCACATTCAGGTAGCGCATGCCGGCGTTGGATCGGTGCCGCTCAAACCCCTTTTCTTCCATCACGCCGGCGAACGCCTTTTCGCCCCATGGCTTTTGCTCGTTGACCGAGCACCACGCGACAAAGGCGCCGTACATCTGCCGCGCCGGCACGAACGCCGCGCCGGCGTGCGCGGCCGGCGGCGGCAACACCGTGACACATTGCCCGACAAACGCGCCCACCGGGTCCATACGCTCACGATAGGCCGCAGTAGCCGCGACAACCTCGGGCGGCGGCTTCAATCCGCCGTTCAAGTAGTTGAGCGTGCCGGCGACGAGCCAATTGAGGATGCCGCTCGCCTCGGCCATTAGCTCGGCGAGCACGTCGGGCATCGGCCGCTTTTCGTGATCCGCGATCGTGATCCCCCAAGGCACGAGGTTGATACGGCGCCAAATGCCGTGATCGACGCCGGAGATTTTCGGCTTGTGATTACCTGATAGCACGATCTTGAAGTCGGGCCGGAACTCGAAAAAGTCCTTGAAATTAGCCCGCGTGAGCATCGGCTCGCCGCCTGTTAATGACTTGATCAGCCCCTCTTTGAATTGCACGTTCGGATCGGGCTCGCCGGCGCGCAACAGCCGGCAACCGGGCAAGCGCGCGAACTCCGGGGACGCCTGCGATCCGCTCTTTTGCACGTCGCCCGAGATCGATTCGAACGGGATCGTTTGCGCGTATGGGCCGCTGATGCGGCACATCAGTTCGACAAACGTCGATTTCCAGTTCGATCCGCCACCATAGTTGAAGATCAAGCATTGCTCGCCCGTGAGGCCGGTCAAAGCATAGCCGTGATAGCGCTGCAAAAACCGCCTGATGTCCGCGCTCGGCTGAAACCGCCGCAACGAGGCATCGAACGTCGGGCACTTCGCTTTCGGATCATAGTCAACCGGCGCGACCTTTGTCATGTAGTCCGCACGGTTATGCTCACGAAACTCGACGCGCCACCTCTTGAGCACCTGGTTAGAGTGATCGCTCGCGTCGGGATCGGGCATCTCGTCGGCGACAAAGCAGAGCGTGCCGTTGCGCACGTTGAACGCCAGCTTATCAGCGTCGAGTTTGTCGATCTCGATCGTGTGATGCGGCATCGCCTGATCGAGCATGTTGCGCACCTTGGCCGCGTTGCCGCTTGAGATCGCGTATTTGCGGCGGGCGACTTGGCGGCTCGCCAAGGCGGTTTGCGCGGCCTCGCCGGCGGCCACAACACGCATCAGCATTTGCCAGCGCTGATCTTTGCGCGCCTCGGCGCCCTTGGCTGCCTCGATCGCTCCCGCCGCGTCTCGGGCTTGGCTCGCGGCGTCAATGGCCTTCTGTTCGTTCGGTGTCGCGGCCATCACGTCGGCCTCAAGCACGATGCGCTCGGCCACCTTTTGCGCGCAACGTGTTGCCGCCTCGATCCCGCCCTCGCGTTCCCAATGCGTCCCGACCCACGCGTGCCAGCCCATATCACGCACATGCACGAGATCGGCGCCGAACCATTGCAACAAGCGCTTGCCGTTGCCGGTGTCGTTTTGCGGCTCGTGCGAGCACGCGACGATGATTTCGCGCGGCAACGTATCGGCGTCGGCGGGCCGCTCGTCATCAGCCGGCGCGACATCCTCCTCGCCTGCCCCTTCAAAATTGGACCCCCCATCGGCGGGGTGCGGGGCATAGGAGGCGGCGGCGAAGCCCGAGAGATCGGCGTCGTGATCGCCCTCGATCCATGCCGCGATTTGCTCGTGCGGTGGCACGTTGTCGTCGTCGTGGTTAGTCATTTGCTCTTGCCTTGCAGTGCATCATTGTAGTCGAGGCCGTCGGGTGCGAAGCGGACGCGAATCGTGCGGCCGGCGCGCGCATGGCGGCGTGAGGCGCGTTCCAGCGCGTTGCGCGTCAGGAACGGCTCGGAGTCACCGTCACCAAGCAAGATCAGCTCAGCGACGTGATCGGGCACCGGCATTGCCGGCGATTGCGGATCGGGATCGGGGCCGGGCACGCGTTGCGCGCGGCCGGCTGCAGTCTTGAGCGTCGGATGCGGCACCGTCTCTAATGCCCTTCCGGCGAGGTTGCCGAGATCACCGGCAGCGCGTAACGTGGTGCGGGACATATCCCGCCCAGCACGCAACAACGCCGTGTAGACGGCTAAAACCGTCTCTATGCCCTCGCCGACGATCACGCGCGGGTGCGGCACGCGTTGCCCCTTGAGGCCGTCGCTCGTGCCGAGATCGATGTAACACCCGGCTTTCGTGCCGCGCATTTTCTTGGCCGGCAACACCTCGCCGGTTTCGGGATGATGCACGATCGCCTTGCAGCGCTCAGCCGAGGTGTCGATCCAAGTGATATGCAAACCGCGGAACACGCCGGCGGCGTCGAGGAACGGCGCCAGCATCGCCGGCCCGCGATGCACGAGCAACGGCTCGTGCTCGCGCCCGTCGGCGAACAGCGGCATGTCGGGATGAAACCGCAACCTCGCGTTCTCGGGCGCCAGGACGCCACGGCACGCGAGATAATCCTCGACGCTCGATCCTTGCCAGCGCGAGCCGGCTTGCCAGAAATCATAAAGCCGCTTGCGCTCGCGCTCGCGTGCGAACACCTCATAGTCGGCGCGCTTGCGGCCATCGCCCCAACCGCGAACCCACGCCATGCGCAAATCGGGATCATCGCCGAACGGCGCCGGCACCTCGCCGAGCGGTTCGCCCGCCTGATATGCTCGCAACCCGGCCATGCGGGCGAGCGCCGGCGTTGGCTTCTCATCGCGCACGCCGCCGAGCCGTTCGATCGCCGCGCGGAAATCCACCCCCTCGCGCTTCTGCACGAGTTTGATCACGTCGCCGCCGTCTTGGCATTGGCCGGCGCAAACCCATTTGACGCTGTTGCACTCGAATTTCGTCGCGGATCGGCCTTGCGGGTTTTCCGAGCACATAGGACACGGCCCGATATAACCCTTGCGGCCGTTGCGCCGCAGTTTCACCCATCGCCCGGCGATCTCGTGCACCGGGTTGCGCTCTTTCAGCGCCAAAAGCTCATGATCAGGGATCATCTTAATCGTACCGGATTTCGTCGTCTTGATCGGCCTCGCCGCGCTCAAGCTTCACGAGGCGATCCAACATCACGGCGTCGGTGCGCACGCGCTCGATCAGCCGCGACACGGCGTCAAAGATCGCGGCAAGCCGCTCGCGCTCGGCGAGCACACGTTGCGCAGTTTCGAGCGCCACGCCCGTTAGCTTCCCCTCGGCCAACTCGGCGCGCGCCAGCTTGGCGCCGATCACATGGCGCCCTTGCTCGTTGTCGATGACCGTCACCATGTCGAGCCAGTTGATCCGGCCATCGCGGGGTGCGGGGCTCGACGGCTCGCCGCGCCCCGCCATATCCACGCGCCCGAATGTCATGCCGCCACCGCCGTTTACCCGTTTCGGCGTGATCATCGCCGCGCCGCCGTGATCAGCCGCGCCGCCTCGCACCACTCGCGAACCTTGTGCAGGATCGCACGGCGAGCCGCGTCGGCGTCTTTGGCCGGCCTCGGCGTGTTGGGCATGCCGGGCAGATAGATGGCCCAAAAATAGCCCTTGCTCGTCGTGTCATGCGTCACTGCGCCAACCGTGACGACGCCGAGCCGCGCCTCGATCGTGTGCGCCCGCTCGTCGAAAGTGACGTGCACCGGCACCAGGCCGGAGGGATCGGCGCGGCCCGAGCGACGCGCGTCGCCCGGCTTGGATTGGTAGTCGGGATTCGGCTTGCGCCGAACCTCGACGATGAAGGATTGCCCCCGGTTGCTCATGAGCGCGCGTAGTCCGCAAAGAGGCCGACGATCAGCCGCTCGGCCTCGTCGAGCGTCGAAAGCTTCCAATTGGCTTGCTCAGTGAAAAACGGATGATGCCGCACGAGCGGATCGTCGCTCACGATCGCGAGCGGCTTTTGCAGCGCGTAGCACCACGAGATTTCGCCGATCGTGCCGACGGAGCGTTGCACGCCCTTGCGCACAATGCGCTTAAGCGACTCGGCATCGGCCGCGATCGCTTCCGTCTCCTCGCTGTCAACCGGTCCGACGATCGAGCTAACAACGCCCGACAGACTGCCCATGCGATCGGCGATCGCGCCCAGCTCGGCAACCTCGGGCGGCGAAGGCAGATAGGCGAGCGTGAGATCGCACGCGCGGAGATCAAGAAAATTCTTGCCGAGGATCGCCGCCGGCGTGCCGAAACACGGATCGGCATAGTGGAGATCGTACCGCGTGCCGACCATGGGCTCGCAGCGCAGCGGCGAAATGCCGATGATGCCGTGCGGCGCGAGCCGGGCGATCATATCGCGGCGCCAATCGTTCGCCTCTGCGCCGGTTGCGCCAAAGATCGGGCCGGCAAGATAGATTTTCGGTTTCATGTAGTCCCCCACAAGCTTGCGAACAGCGTGCCGGCCTCGAAAGGCGTGTCGGTGCCCTTCGCCTTGATTAGTTGGCGCTTGCGCTCGTCAGGGCCGGCCAAGGCCGTGCGCATGCGATCTGCGATGTCGTCTTGAAATTGCTTGTCCAACTCGACGAGGATCGAGCGGCGGCCCTCGGCGAGCGCCGCCTCGCCGGTGGTGCCCGAGCCGGCGAACGGATCGAGCACCGTTTGCCCTGGCATCGACACGAGCCGCACGAGCCATTGCATCACGTCGAGCGGCTTGACCGTCGGATGCCGCGAGCCGGCGCGATCGCGGCTATCGGCCTTCGGGCTGTAGAAGAACCGATCGGCGCCGCCCGGAAACGCGCCGAGCGCCGCCGGCGAGCCGTCGTGAATGACGTTTGACGGGTTGCGATCCTGATCGGTGCCCTTGACGCGGCACGCGTCGATGTTGAGCGTTCCGGTGCCGAACGCGGCGAGGTTTTCCGCGATGGTGCCGACGAGCGGCTTGCGCACCATCACAATAGGCTCGAAAGCCGGCTTGAGAACGATGTCGGCGCCCTCATAGAATGCCGCGCTATGCGTCACCGGCCCGCGCGCGATCTCGTCGATGTCGAGTTGATCGCCGAGATAGTGGCGATCCATAAACTTGCCGATCGGCTTGCCATGCGCGAAGCCCGAGCCGAACACCCACGCGAGGAGATTGCCGGCGCTCGATCGCTCGACGACGCATTCGAGGAACGCGAGCCGTTGCGCATCCGACAGCAAATCAAGGAAGGCGGCGACGCGGTGCGAGGCGTCGATGATGTCGAGCACGGCCTCGCGCACTTCAAAGCCGGCGGCGACGAGCGCATTTTGCAGGCCGCCGAAATTGTTCGCCGCCGAGAAGGCGACGACCCACGCGCCGGGCTTCAAGACGCGGTACACCTCGCGCCATGTCTCGGCCTTGTGCGCGACATCGCCGACGATCGCCGGCTTGCCGACGAAATTCGCAAGCGCGCCCTGATAGACGCGCCCTTGCGCGACGGCCGAATCCTCTTTCCCGAACCGCGCCGCCACCTTGGGCAGGACATAGGGCGGATCGCAAACGCAAGCGTCGATCGACGCCTCGGGCAGCGACGGCAACACCGCGAGCATATCGCCCCGGTGCAGCGTCACGCGGCCATCGCAGAAGGATTCGGCCATCGCTGCGCCCTCACACCCCGAAGGTCGAGCGAAGGGCGCCGGCGAGACGCCAGCGCAGGAAGCCGGCGCGGGTCTTAACGTCGGCATCGACGCCCGGCGTGCGCATGATGGTGTCGAGGAGATCGAGAACAGATTTCACGTCTTGCCCTTTCCCTTGATCGGCAGTCGCGCAGTGTTGCGCATCGCCTCAGCGATTTTCTCGCGTAGTTCGCGCTTGGTTGGTTCGGAGAAATCAGCGGGCCGCTCGGCCTCGCTGCGCTGATCTTGCCACTCGGCGCGGCTATCGAAGGCCGGCGCCATCAGAACGGAATGTCGTCGTCCATGTCCGCATTGCGCCCGGCGCCAGCGGCCCGGCGCGGTGCGGAGGATGTCGGCTCGCGGTTGAAGTCGTGCCCCGATCCATCGTTCGCCGGCACCCCGTCGCGACGGCCGCCGAGCAAGCCAAGCTTGCAGTCGAACCCCTGACAAACAACTTCCGTCACGTAGCGCTCGGCGCCGCTCTGATCCGTCCATTTGCGTGTCTGCAAAGAGCCGGTGATAAAGACGTGCGCGCCTTTCTTGACGTACTGTTCAATGACCTTGCAAAGGTTCTCATTGAACACGACGACGCGGTGCCAGTCGGTTTTTTCCTTGGCCTCGCCTGTTGTCTTGTCGCGCCACTTCTGCGACGTGGCGAGCGAGAAATTTGCGATCGGCCGGCCGTCTTGCGTGCGCCGGATTTCGGGATCGGCGCCGAGATGGCCGATCAACTTCACTTCGTTAAGGCTGAAACTCACTCCCGTTCCCCATCGGTTTGAGCGCGCATCTCCTCGAAACGCATCTCGGTTTGAGCGCGGTCGAGCGCGGCGGCATCGTTCGCGCGGATCGCATCGAGCGCGGCGTCGAACGCGCTCATGTAGTCGGGCGCCTCGCCGATCAAGCGAGCACCTTGCGCGCCGCTGCGTTGGCGTCGGCGGCCCGGCAAATCGCCATGAGCATGCCGTGCATCGGCAGCGGCATTCCCTTGAGATCGAAGCGGAGAAGATCGCGCGACACTTCTTGCGCGCCGGCGCGATCGAGATCGGCGTGATGCTGACGAAGCGCGGCGAGCATGTCGCCGAGCGGCGCCGGCGCCGGCGGCTCGTCGGCGTCGGGCATGTCGTCGGGATCGCCAACGGCATGCGCCAGCGGCGCCGGCACGGTGGTTTGTTCGGCGAAGTGCGGGCGAACCGCCGGCAACACGCCGGCGGCCTTCTCGCCGCGCCAGAAGCGTTCGACGGTGATCTCTGACACGCCGTTAGCGCGCGCGATCTGCGCCTTTGTGAGCGCGCCGAGATAGCCGTGCCGCAACCTGATTTTCGTTGTCTCGCGCATCGATCAGGCCGCCTTGACCGAACCAAGATCGCGCAAGATGCGCGCGACGGCGCGGGTGCGCTTCTGCGACGCGTAGAACGCCACATAGGCCGCATGGATGACGCCGGCGAGCGGCGCGCCGTTGTGATTGGCGACGGCGGCCTTGGCGGCGGCCTCGCGAGCGCCGTTCGCCATCACGGCCCGATCGTAAAGCCGCGCCTTATGGTTGGCGGCAATGACGTACGTCGCCGACGTGCGCCACCATCCGAGGAAGCCCGAGCGGCGGGCGAGGTTGCGGCGAGCGCCGCGATAGCTTGAGGAGTCGCGCATTGTCAGTTTGGCCCTGTTAGTTGCGGAAACGCGGTGATCGGATCGGGCAAGGCGTGTCGTCGCCCGGATAGAGGCGCGCGACGGCACGGCACACGGCCGGCGTCGAACAGTCTTGATCGCGGCATGCGGGGCACCCGAGCGGGCGGGGTGCGGGGCGAGCGCGGCCGGCGCCGCGCGGGTTGCGCACGCCATCGACGGCGCAGGCGCATTCGCCGAGGCGCGCCGTGCATGTGCAGCGAAGCGTCGCGAGCCAAAGCGCTGGCGCCGGTTCGATGTAGTCGAGCACGTCGCCCGGCCGCCGGCGCGTCAAAGCATCACGCGCCCAAATTCCCCCGATCGTGACGATGATCGCGGCGCCGGCGGCCAACGAAACAATCCCGAGATCGTGCGCGATCTCGGTCAACATGCGCGCGCCTTTCGCACAACGTCGCCCCGCTCGACGGGCGGCTTTGCCGATGTCGTGGCGTGAACCTTGACGATGCGAGAGAAGACAAACGGCGAGCGGCAAGCCGGGCAAGCGCACGGCATCGCGTCGCCCTGCCCGTCATGGGCGACGGGTTGACGATTGGACATGAAAACCCCCACGCGAAGGCGTGCGGCATCCGCCGCCGTCGCGACCCCAAATTCAGAATGTCAAGAGTGAGAACCCCCACAGGACGGCATACCCAATCCGCCGAACCTGACGCCAAAAGACTAGCCTGATTCGCTAGTTTATGGTCAATAGACCCTTGTCAATATGACTAGTTTTCAAAGCCATTCTTTTGCGCTAGGGACTTGAGAAGTTTACGAAATATTTTTTTCGTGCAGAGGGGCACCGTGGCGCGCAAACGCATCCGGCCAAACCGGATTTTCGAATTAACCAAACAACGCAAGTGGACCTATCAAGAGGTGGCGCAGCGCGTGCGCGATCTCGCCGAGGCCCGACACGACGCCAACCGCGCGAAGTGCCACACAATTACAATCAACAAGCTCGCCACCGGAGATCAGAATTTGACTCAAGAATGGATGACGTTGCTCGGCGAAGTGTTCGGCGTGCCGCCCGCCGAGATCATCGCGCAACCTCTTGCTGAAAACCTGTTGCGCGTCACTGTGACGTGTGCGTTAGAGGGCGGGCACTTCAAAAAGGGTGCCGCGTTACCAGTTGCGGAACAGTTCGACATCATGATTCCCTTTTCCGATGAATTGAATAGCCTCGCGCTCTACGCCGGGGAAATACGGGGCACTGACAACAATCTCAGATATTCGGCCGGCGCGATCGTCATCCTGGCCAAGCTTGAGGCCGGCGCAGTCAACCGTCCGGCCGAGCTCGTCGAGGGCCGGCGCTATCATGTGCGCGTCACCCGGCACGACGGCATGATCGAGGAGTCGATCAAGCAAGTAGCGCTCGGCCCCGAGGGGCAAGTTTGGCTCAAGCCCGAGTCGAGCGATCCGCGTCACGCCGCGATCCCGTTACAAGGCCGCGACGGCTATACGGTCGAGATCCTCGGCCGCGTGCGCGGCGTGTTTCTTCGCGAGGATTGAGCGAACTAACACCGCGACATCATCGCCACACGCACAAAGCCGCGTCGCTCCCGACGCGGTTTTTTTGTGCGCTGCAAAAACCCACAGCGCCGCCGAATTGTGGACAGGCTTCGGCAAAATTCCGTTTTACTAGTGGAAAAGACTTGTTGACCCGACGGAATCAAACTAGCCATATCGACTAGTCACCGTTGAGGTTTTGGATGCGCCCATTCGATCTTTCCACACTCCCGCATCTCGCCGCCGGCGAGCCGGGTTGCCACGACATCGCGACGCTCGGCCAAGCCGCCCGCACCGCGATCCTTTCCGCCCATCTCGGAACTCTGCGCCGCGCCGGCTCGCATTGGTACGGCCCCGACAAGCGCTCGCCGATCAACCGCCGCACCATCGCGGCGCTGATCGAGCGCCGGCTGATCTATTCCAGCGACCCCAACACGGCCCGGATCACGAAACGCGGCCAATGGTGCGCGCGCACGATCGGCAGCGAGATCGCCGGCACCGCCCTTCACACCAGCAACGAGGAGGGAGCACTATGTCGCGACGCCGCCTGACCGAGGGATGCTTGCACGCCCTGCGTATCCTCGCACCCGACCCGTCGGCATTGCACCCGATCTACAACCGAACGGTCGCGCTCAACCTTCGCGTCGTCGAAACCGTATTTCCTGAATACGTGCGCATTGTACCGATGCCGGTACGCGGCCCGAACGGCGAGCGCCCGCACTTCGCGGCGATGATCACGGCATCCGGCCTCGCGCACGTCACCCCGCGCAAGACGCGCAAAGCAAGAGCGGTCCGGCAATGATTTTGTCCTATCAAATCCCCGAATGGCACCCCTACCAACGTGCCGCATTCGCTCTACACGATGTCGAGCGCGAGATTGAGAACCGGCGCAATTCCAAGCACCAGGTCGAGCGCAAGATTTTGCCGAGCCTGATCGCCAAGCGCGATCGGATCGCGGCGGAAATCGCGCCACTCAAAGCCGCGTATGAAGCCGCCGAGCAGCGCGCCGTGAAACGGCTGTTGTCGCCCGTTGTTAGTTCGGCGCTGGCGACGCCGAGCACAACGCAGCCAAGCGCCGCCGGGACCGATCACCTCGACATTCCCGCTTTCTTGCGGAGGCAGTCGAAATGACGACTACGCAAACCCTGATCGTGCGCGACTCTAACGAGAAGATTATCGACACGATCGAGATCGAGCCGGGTGCCGAGATCACGAGCGCCGACCGGCGCACCATCCTCAACACTCGCAAAGACGCCGCGACGATCGAGATCGTCGGCTCGATCGAGAGGCGCCCATCATGACCCGACAGCAGGAGGCAGACGAACTGCTCGACTTGTGGCGCCGACAAGCCCGGCGAGGCATCCCCCCTGCCGAGCGGGAGTTGCCCGACGTGCGCGCCGTCGAGGAGATCGCTCGTGCTCGTTCGGCGAAAGCGAGGCCCCAACAATGAGCGAGATCGTCTTTCTACGCGACGCAATGATGTCGCGCGAGGCGTTCGAACAGTTGCCGGCGTGCGTCACGGGCGCCAGCGGCGCCGACGTGTACCGCACGGCAAAATCGCTCGGCGGAAAACTCTGCCGGGCGCTGATCTCGCGCGATGGTCAACAGGCATGGCACGCCGTCGCACTGGGATACTTTAATGGCACCGAGCGCGCGCTCGCGAGCCGCATCATCGTCTCACATGGCCGCTACCAATCCGAGGACTGACAGCAATGATCGCATTGCAAGCTTGCGCTTGCCCGCGCTGCAAACGCGCGAGCCGACCGCTCGCGTTCATCGCCGACATTCGGCGGATCACCGAGAACACGATGTCGCTTCTTGCGGCACGTAAGGCCGAGCGCGACGCAATCCTCGCCGATCTGCTTAACGCGCTCGAGGTCTTGCGCCGGCAACGCGGTGTAGCGATCGCGATCGAGGCCGGAGCCGAACACCTCGCCGAACTCGACGCCGAAGAGGCCGCCTATTTTGCGCGGGCGCGCGCGCTCGGAGCGGCCTGGGCATGATGGCCTATCACCTTCTCATGGGTTTGCTGATCGGCAATGCCGCGATCGCGGCTTGGGCGCTCGCCTGACGATGGCCGCCGGCGGGCGCGATCCCGCTGGCTCATTCTTGGTTAACGGGGCGGGGAATGGCACCGAAACTTTACACACTCGACGAGGCGGCGGCGCAATTTCGGGTTTCTAAGCGGGTTTTCGCAGAGTTTATCGCAGTCAACCCCTTTTACCGTACTATTGGGCGTGCGAAACTCTTTACCGATCAGGACCTTGCACAACTCTATGAGCGGATGGAATGCCCCTCAAACTCTATCAGCGGCCCAACTCACCAAATTGGTACATCAGAGGCACCGTCAAAGGCGTCTACGTCCACGAGACTTGCGAAACTGATGTCAGAGCGGTTGCCGAGGAAATCCGCGCGAAACGCGAGTGGGAAATCCTGCAAAGTGTTGTCCATGGCATCAAGGCGGGCGGCACGTTCGAGGCCGCAGCAGTCATCTACTTAGAGAACGGCGGCGAAGCGCGATTCCTACAACCTCTGATAGATCATTTTGGGATCACCCCGCTCGACAAGATCGATCAAACAGTCGCCGACGACGCCGCGAAGAGGATTTACCCCGGTCTCGCCCCGGCAACGCTCGATCGTCAGTTTTACACGCCTCTCTCGGCCGTCATCAACAAAGCCCATCAGCACGGCCCGAAGGGCTTTTGTTCACCGGTCAAATTCAAACGCCCTAAGAAGCCCAAGGGCCGCGTGCGTTGGATCACACACGCCGAAGCGCACAAGCTGATTGAGGCATGCGCGCCGCATCTCAGACCGCTTGTCGCCTTCCTGTTCTACACCGGCGCCCGTTGCGGCGAGGCGCTTTGGCTCGATTGGCGCAACGTCGATTTGCAGCGCGGTGAGGTGCAGTTCCTCGACACAAAGAACGGCCGAGATCGCGGCGTGCCGCTTCACCCGGATATTGTCGCGATCCTTGCCAATCTGCCCCACCGCGAGGGCGAGGTGTTCCGCAAGCCGGGCCACAAGATCACCAAATGGTTGCCGAGCGGCAGCAACAGCGGCGAGCTGATCGAGACGGTTGAATACACTCTCGGCGAGCCATATGCCCCGCTCGATCCCGACGACGAGCGCGACGTGTCGGCCGGTTCGCGGATCAAGAAAGGATTCAAGGCCGCATGCGATCGCGCCGGGATCACCGATTTTCATCCGCACGATTGCCGGCACACTTGGGCAACGTGGCACTATCGACAAAACCGGGATCTAAACCGCCTCAAGGAACTCGGCGGATGGTCAAGCCTTGAGATGGTGTTGCGCTATGCGCACCTCAACGTCGAGGATGCCGCGCCATCGATCCACAACATGCCGTCGATCGGGCCGGCGCCTGCGACGAAACAACCAGGCCAAAACGTGTCACCGGCCCGGCGCAAGGCCAAGAAGGGCGCGGCAGCATGA